CTGAATTGATGTCACAGGTTAAATTCAAATGAGTTACGATTTATTTAAAGACTATCTCCGAGCAATAAATTATACTAAAAAGAATCTCATGGATTCTGATGATCCTATGTGGAAGAAAAAGTATAATGCTTTTATGGTCAATAAAATATTATCTGGTTTTCAAGATTGTATAATGCTCGTCAACGAAATGAATAGAAACTATTTCATGGATAACGATATGCAGTTCCATTTTCTAATAAATAGTATTAGAGCTAGAAAGCGATTTAGTCCCTTTCTAAAAGCTAACGAACTAAAGGATTTGGATGTTGTGAAAGAGTATTATGGATATAGTAATGAAAAGGCAAAGGCCGCTCTTAATATCCTCACCAAAGACCAAGTGAAATTAATTAAAGAGAAATTATTTAAAGGTGGGAAAAAATGAATGAATTAGATAATAATTGGCAACCCGAGAAAATGCTCGAGGTTCAATTAAAAGAACCTGATGACTTTTTGAAGGTAAGAGAAACACTAACAAGAATTGGAGTTGCAAGTAGAAAAGATAAAAAGTTATTCCAATCATGTCATATATTACACAAACAAGGTAGATATTTTATTGTACACTTCAAAGAGTTATTTGCTTTAGATGGCAAGTCTGCTAATCTATCAGATAATGATGTTGAAAGAAGAAATACTATAGCACAATTACTAAGTGATTGGGGATTGATTGCAGTTATTAATACTGCTGTTGGCGAAAAGAAAGCACCTCTATCACAAATAAAAGTTTTATCATTTAAAGAAAAAGGTGAATGGGACTTACAGGCAAAATATAACATAGGTAAAAAAGTAGAAGATGAAGGCACCGAAGTTTAGAGAGTTTATAACTGAAGCACCAGACAACGGTAAGTATAAACTGCTTGTAATTACAGATGAGCCTGAAAAAGCAAAAACATTTCATACAGCAGATAGACTAAGAGAAGAAGCAGAAAAACTGGGTTGGAAATATTACTTGTATAAATTAACAGGTGGATATACAACCAGTCCAGAAGGTGCTTTACGATTACATAATAAAGATGATGACAAAGGGTTTGAAGTATCAGGCACAGATACAATCGCTATCATTCGTGGTTCAGTAACCAGAAAAGATAGTTGGATGGATATAATATCATTACTAGAAAAACATAGTGTTTGTGTTGTGAATAGTAGGGAAACAATTAGTGTTTGTGCTGACAAATATAGAACAGCACTAAGACTTGCTGACTATGGTGTTAAACAACCTGTTACTCATTTAATAAACGATCCAGAAAATTCAGAACAAGCATTTGAAAATTTAAATACACAATATCCAATCATACTTAAAACATTAAGAGGTAGTAAAGGTGTTGGTGTTTTGTTTGTTGAATCAGCAAAGTCATTAGACAGTATAGTTCAATTAATACACAAACAAGACCAAGACGCTGATTTACTTTTACAAGAATATATCAAAACAGATTATGACGCTAGAGTTTTAGTGTTGGGTGGTAAAGTTTTATCTACAATGAAACGACCTGTAATCGAAGGCGACTTACTCACTAGTCGTTATCTTCTTTAACAAAGCACTTAGATGTAATTTCCCTTGAGCATTAGTAGCACCGTTGTCTGG